TTCTTCTATCACCAAAATCAGGAGCTTTTACAGCAACAACTTTTAAAATACCTCTTGCTTTATTAACAATCAAGGTAGCTAATGCTTCACCTTCAATATCCTCAGCAATAATTAGTAATGATTTATTTTGAGTTGAGACTGCTTCTAAAATTGGTAATAATTCCTTTACTTGAGTGAATTTTTTATCAGCAATCAATATAAGGGTATCGTTGATGGTGGTACTCATTGTATTGTTATCTGTAACAAAATATGGGGATTTATATCCACGATCAAATTGCATACCTTCTACTGTTTCAAGATATGTTTCACCATTTTTAGATTCTTCAATAAATACAACTCCTTCACGACCTACTTTTTGCATTGCAGTAGCAATCAATTCCCCTACTTCAGGATCATTATTTGCTGAGATAGTGGCTACCTGTTTAAGTTGGTCTTCAGATGAAATATCTTTTTTAATTTGGTTACGGATACAATCAACAACTTCCTTAACAGCGAGATCAATTCCTCTTTTAATTTCAACAGCATTTGCTCCAGTATTCAAAGAATTCAATCCTTGTTTAACCATTTCTTGAGCCAATAGGGTGGAGGTTGTAGTACCATCCCCAGCATTATCGGCTGTTTTAACAGCTGCTTGTTTTAAAAGTTGAGCTCCTAATTCTTCAATTGGATCTTCTAATGAAATTGACTTGGCTACAGTAACTCCATCTTTAGTACTTTGAGGAATACCTTGATTAGCAATAACTACGTTTCTTCCATTAGGCCCTAAAGTTGAGGTAACAGCATTTGCTAGTTTATCTACACCCGCTGATAATTTTTTACGTGCTTCTGGACCGAATTCTATAACTTTACTCATATATTATTAATTATTTTTTATTATTAAAATGGAAGTGGATCAGAATTATCACCTCCGTTATCTTCAATTAATCTACCAAGACATTGATTTTCAGGACCTACCCAATATTCTTTACCCTCATGTTCTAATTTACTAAAACCCATGGTAGGTAAAATAACAATATCCCCAACTTTAAGTATAGTTTCAATATAGCGACCAGTTACTGAATAGTAACCCTTACCTATTGTAACAACTTTACCAAGTTTATTCTTTTCATTTCCTAGATCGGGGACAATGATATTACCGTAGGATATTTCTTCTAATTCTAATGGTTCTACGATAACAGCATTATAAAGTGCTTCTAATTTTAATTTCATATTTTATTTTTAACTAATTGATTAATAATGTTTTCTGTTTGTGTAAAAGTTTCAATATACTCTTGAATGGAGCTATATTTTTGTTTATTATCTGTTTTTAAACGAGCAATTGCCTTAAGACAATTTCCAAAATTACTATAGTGACCCATTGGTTTGGTATATTCTTTACCAACCTTATTATTCTCAGTGTATTTAACATCTGGAGTAATGGTTTCATAAATAGTGTAACAGTATGGATCCTTACCTATAAAATAAGGTTCAATTTGGGGGTCACAAATAATTGTGACAGATGAAAATTCTTCTTTTATCATAACTTTATTTTTTATTTTAAATTTCTTTTGCAACTACATAATACTCACTTTTAATATTTCCACTATCAAAAGCAAGTCTCATAATTCCATCTAAATTAATTCCCATTGTACAATTAGATACATCTTTATTACAATACATAATTTCTCTAATCAAATTAGAATTGTAATGGGCTTTAAAATTATCAGGTACATTATTACATTGAATACCCGATAGATAGAAAGATACTTTATTTGAATATTCAATATTACCCCCAAACAACATTTCTAATTGCAAGTCATTATCAGCGTTTATAAACGATTTAAATACAACTGTATCTGTATCTGCGAGGGCATTTTTTGCTTTAACTATAGCGTTTATACTTTCGTTATCTAACGTGGCTTCAATATTATACACGCCATCACCAATATATTCTCCTGCTTTAGGGATAATCATAGTATCTGCTAAAGCATAATTGAGGGTAAATTGATTATCTGCTATTATAAGTTTAGTAATAAATTTGTGTTGTTTGACAAAACTCAAATCTAAATAACCACTTGTAATAGCAAGTAATTTATTTAATTGACTTGTATTACTAATACCAATAGTAGAATCTTCTAATTCAAAATTATCACAAGTAACAACCCCAATCATTGTTCTGTCGGGGGAGGTAAATTTAATAATTAATTTATTATCTTGAACATCCCAACGAACAGCTTCATTAAGTCCATTGAGATGATATTTTGATATAATACTTTGTAGGTCTAACTTATTAATCACAACGTTAATATAATAACAAAAGCTTGGTTATCCAAGTTAAAATTTAAAAAATTTGTTTATGTTTTGGTTTAATACTACAGCTCCCCAGTTGAGATCGTTATACAAACTTTCTAGTTTGTTTTTCAAAACTCCATCAAATAAACCATCTCTATCTATATATTTCTCAGCAAATTCTAGTAACTCAGGAGCATCATCATAACCATTTAAAGCAACAACATCAATCCTATATGGGTTATCTTTCAAATAAACTATAAATATTTTATCTCCTACTTGAGGGGTAGGGAATTTTTTATCTAGTCCTTTAAATCTTAAAATATCTGAGGTGTAAATTGCTGCTTTAGTATTAATTGGACATTTATTACCTAATCTAGAAAATATTTCACCCGATCTTGGAGGGGATGCAATATATTCCTTCAATTTCTTAAGTCCGGTTGGTTTAAGTATTTGTTTCCAATTAATCGTTCTTAATTTATTCCTAAAATCTAATATTTTTTTATCAATATCTTCTTTAGGTTTACCAAACATTATTTCGTTGATTAGATGTTCTCCAAAATCCTTAAATAATGGAGGGAAGTTTGATTTCATAAGATCTAATCCTTTAATATCTAATTCATCTGTTGGTACACCTTCCTTATTAACAATGTGTTGAGCATATCTTCTCTTACCTGCGAAATATCCTCTATCAAGTACAACTTCTTGTTTTAGCTCAAAATAATGAGGTTCATTAGGATATTTAACATTAAATAGTTCTTGTACTAAAGTATGTAAATGATCATTACAAACGGATTGCAATTCGGTAGCTATTTCTAATACTTTAGGAACTACTTCTTCTCTATTATTTAAATCAATGTCTGGGAATCTATGGAGTAGGAGTTCTTTAACGTGTATAAAGAGAGAGTCAGTGTCACTAGCTAGTATAAAATCTGTGTTTTCTTGTCCTGGTGGTGTGTTTTGGATTTCATTATTGATATAATCGTTACAAAATTTGATTGTTTCAACTATAAGGCGCTGACCTGTAAGCGTAATGGCTTTACTAATAAATTTATTACCATCTGTGTATCTCCAACCATTAATAGCAAACACACCATAAACGTCATTCAATTTAATTTTATAAGCATGTTGACGTTTATCATAAAAAGCTCCCATTACAGGATCTTTATCAACTTTATATGCTTTTTTCATTAAACGTTTATATTCTTGACGTTTAGCAAACCAATCAGCTAAAATCTCACAAACAACACTTAATTTATCTTTACGGAACATTACTCCAGGTGCAGAAATATATAAATCATTCTTTTCAATGATATTTACCAATTCACCTACTTTAATTTTAGAGGCCGCAATTGTTCTATCTTTTCTAATCTTTTCAATATTAACAATCCTTTTAGGATCCATTTGTTTTAATTCCTTCAATGACCATTGATTATCGAATTTTCCACTATGAACAACTCTACCAACTAATGTTTCAATTCCCATGTTAAGTGAACGAATAATTGATGGATACAATGATGTAAAGTCTAAGTCAATAACCCATTCATATAAACCCGGTATTGGGTCTTTTAGATAACCTCCAGCATATTCAGCTAATAATATTATTTCATCATATTCGTCTTTTGAAATATTACCTCTTTCGTATTCAAATTTAGCCTTTTTAACACTAATATCTCTTAGGGATGGATTATATGTTGTTGGTTTATTAGGTGATATTATTCCTTTACGTTTTAGGTAAGTTAAAATAGCTCCATCATTTAAAATGGTTGAATAATAAATTGTATTATATTGAGTATGACATAAATGACAAATATTAATTGTTAACTCAATATATTTTTGTACTTTTTCTAATTCAACAATAATTTCTACGTCTCGTAAGTTATAATCAATAAATTTATCTATGTTTTCTACAAATAATCTATCAAGTGAACCCTCATAACCTACTTTACCTAATTTAACATATTTAAGACCAACATCATTCAAACGATATGATGGTTCTTGTTTAGTAATGAATTTTTTAAATAATAACATATAATCTAAATGATTGATACCACCTATAGTTAGAGGATCATCACTGTTATATTCGTTATATATAATTTTATTTATAGGGGATAAATAAGATGCTGTTTCTTCACCTAAAATTTGTTTCATACGGAAATACAAATAAGGCATATCAAAAAATGCACTATTCCAACCAGATGAAATGGTAGGATCTAATTTAATCCATAATTCCAAAAAACCATTTAACAAATCCTTCTCATTAATATAAGGAATAATTTCCTTATAATCATGAGATTTAGGACTCATTATCTGTTTTTCATCTAAAATTAAACAATAGTATTTTTTTGAATTATTGTCATAAAGAGCAATAGATGTAATTTTACCTTTAGGATTACGAATGTTTTCTGGAGTTAGTGCTCCTGCTATTTCACACTCAATATCTAAAAATACAATGTTGTGGAATTTAGGAGTATCATCTGATTCGTAATAATAATCAACTAATAATCTAGTATCTTTATCAATATCTTTTTCATAATACTTAGGATCTTTCCAGTTATCCATTTTTTTAACTGGTGATACTGTATTACCTTCTAATGTAGTAAATTCACCATCAGGATCATCTACGTAATAAGTAGGCCAATGTTGGATGGTTTTAAATCCATCCCACCTATCATCTTTCAAATAATATTGTCTTTCGTTCTTGTCGTAAAATACTGCTTGATACACGATGTGAATATAATAAAAAGGGCTCAGTTTCCCAAGCCCTTAAAATAAAAAGAAATAAAAATTATTGTTTATAAGCAGTATTTAATCCTTGCCATTGTCCTGAGTATTGTTCTCCTACTTCTTCTAATCTCCAAAATGCAATTTGACCAATTCTAGCATTTTTTTCAATAACAATAATGTTAGTTACAATCATTGTTGTATTCATTTGATCACAATAAAAACCAGGATCCCACCAAGGTGATTCAATAATAGTACCTGTACGATACAAAGATGAACGGTGAGTAATTTTAGCAGCACAATCAGCTGGTACCTTAATACCCTCATTGAATGTAACTGAATATACCCCCTTTTCTAGTCTCCAACAATCTTTACCATCAATAAGTTGGGTTGAGACTTCTTCATAACCATCTGGATTAATGTAGGTTTTGTCTTTATAAACAATAGATCCGACATCTATTGCTTCAATTTTACAAACTGATAAGTCAATACCAATTTGGGCACGTTTTGAATATTCTGATTCAACAACGTGATTTGCGATTTGATTTGAATTTAGTAACATATTATTTTAATTTATTTAAAACTTTATCCCAGAATTTATCTAGTTTATTTTTTCTTGATTTACAACCACAATCATTATAGCCCATTTTTTTAGCTATAAATAAAGCAATTCTGTGGCCTTGCCCAAATGTAATAATTTTTATTGTTTTTTCAACGAAATCCCCTAATTTCATACTTTCAAATTTATTGTAAATTTTTAAATTAATTAAAAATCAGGACTATTTTTATCAATAGCATGTAAAAATTCTTCACGAATCATATTGTTTGGTTCCATAAATACCCCACTAAATTTGTTAGTACACATCGTAGATGTAGGGTGTTTTATCCCCCTGTTTCCACAACACATATGTTTAGATGAAATACTAACAGCTACTGAATTGCATTCTAATTTTTCACTCAAAAAGGTGTGAATTTGTTGAGTTAATGATTCCTGCATTTGGGGGCGTCTTGAATAGAAATCGACTATACGATTTAATTTACTTAATCCTACAACATTTTTTCCAGGAACATATGCTACCGAGGCATACCCTGTAAATGGTAAGTTATGATGAGCACACATTGATACTACCGGTATTCCTGTTTGAATAACAACCCCATCATAATTTTCTTCATTTGGAAATATAGTCATTGATGGTTCTTCCGAAACAGAACCAATAATTAGATCTTTAAGCCAAGCTTTGGCTACTCTTTCAGGAGTAGAATATGTTTGGGGGTCTGCTTCATAATTAAATCCCATAGATTTTAGAAATTGACCATAATGGAATGAAGCATTCTTAATCATGTCTTTAATTTCTTCTGGGGATCTTGGATGGTTTTCGTTTGCTTTTTTTAATAACATTTATTTTATTTTTTATAATATGACATTGTAATATAAAGAATTTTGGTTATAAAACCAAATTAAAATTAAGGATTTGGAAGGGGTTTTATCCATTCAGATGTTGATAAAATAGCTAACATCTCACTATATGTATAAGGTCCTTCTTTTGTTGTAAGTGCGTCTACTGATGTTGGTACGTTATCTCCTTCCCATTTTACAAATGTTTTTGTTTCGTCAACTGATTTTCTAACTGTATCAGCAGAGGTTTCTAAAACTTGGTTAAAGTCAATTGCGCTTAATTCACTGCAATTAAAAATCATGTATTCCCGGTATTCGTATATGTGTGACATTTTATTAAATATTTTTTATAACCCAAATATGTTTTATTTTTTAATTTGGTGGAAATGGTGGTTCGTTTACCTCAAATTCTGTTGGTTCGCCAAGTACGGGCAATAAGCTATTGTCATACTGAATATACCAAAACTGCGGTTCATTATATTCTGCATATTGATAATCAACCCAATTTTGTGTAATATCATCAGGAGCAACTGGAATGCCATAATAAGCATCACAAGCCTCTCGTGCATCTATTGCATCTTGTTCTGTGTCGTATTGATATCCGTTAATATATTGCATAATAGGCGTTGATGTTTGATTCTATACCACTTCTGTTTGTGCTTTGGTAGCTATCCCAAATAATTGCTTCATTAGTTCTAAGGTCACTACCGTTTGCACCATTAAACATAATTGAGTTAACTTGTGAATTAGTAGTTGGTGATATGGTCAATGATGTGTTTTGAGCATTTAAAGCACCATTACGATAGTGCTGATGTTGTGAAGAACCTTGAACGTATGCTCCTAAGAGAAAATAAGCATTATTGGCGGTAGCGTTTACTCCAACTGCATTATTTGATGCTCCACTACCAACCCAACTTCTTATTATATTGCTCGAAGCAAATGTTCCAATGAAACCATTTATTAAATTATCTGCACCATTAGCCACGGCTCCTAAGTATACTTTATAACTTGCTAAGGCATTTGTCACATTATATAAAGTCATTACATAAGTCCTATTTGCAGATAAAGAGAATGATGGAGTATTTAAACGCTGACTGCTTGATGTGAATTTCATAATCGGTTTACTTCCTTGTGTTAATACGCTTCCACTAACTACTATTTGCGGCTGATTGGCTGCCGTTGCTTGTGTTGCATTTCTTGCATTTCCTGATTGGTCATAAAAAGTAGTCACAAATCCATCATTTGCACCTACAAATGTAGTTAATGCCGATGTGTCAAGATTACCATCACTAAATCCAATATCTTGCTCTGTATTATCACTTGACCTACGCACTCTGATTGCACTTCCAGTATATGCAGATCTTAATTTACGCACTGAATATGCTGCTGCTGCTGATGGGTATAAATCCAATAATAAATATACATATCTCCCTTTTTGAGCATTATAGTTTTGTGAGATTTCCGAGGCGGTAAGAGCTCTGTTGTATGTTGAGACGTACGCTATGTTTCCCTTAAAGGGTCTATTGTTAATATTACTCAATCCATTACCTATTCTAGGAATGACACCAGCACTATCAACATCAGAAGTATAAGTTCCAGATTTAGAAGATACTAAAGCACCATTTACATAGAGAGATATTGTTGATGAAGTTTTAGTTGCGGTAAAATATCTCCACAAATTATCATTTACTGAATATGAAGTTTTAACTACTTCTTCAACTACAGCAGGAGGTCTTATGTAAAAGTATAAATAATTGGTTGGACTTTCGAGCCCAATTTCTACATCAGGATTACCCCCATTATATCCGCTATTCCAAATTTGTTTATAAGAGGTATTTCCGCTATCACTTCTAAACCAACCACATATAGAAAAATCATTAGTATTAAATTGAATTGTTGAAGTCAAGTTAACATAATCATCAGTACCATCAAATACAATACTTCCCCCGTTGCTAGAATTAAATGTTGGTCCATTTACTAAAGTTCCATTATTATTATTTCCACTCAAATCATACCAAGTTGATCCAGTTGCTGGATACGAAGACACAAATCCAGCATCTAAATTTAATATCAATCCATCAGTTACAATCGACTCATAGTCTACGTTAAAGACCATTTTATCTGTTTGCCCTGTGAAGTAGACTAGACACTGGGATGCCGTTGTGTAGGCAGCTCCAGCAATTCTATTGGTTAAAGAAATTAATTCAGCATCATTAGTTGGAACATATATACTAGGGCCATTACTTTCTTTATTAAGATAAATTGTATATCCACCAGTTGGCGGAGTAATCCCGTTCCAGTAGTCTGTGGTTGATGTGGGACTTTTACTAACATCCCCAGTTCCAATCCAGTAGTTGCCTTTTTTGAGAGCTAGAGTCTGGGTTGAAACCGAATATTTAATTGCGTTTGGCATTAAATTTCAAATCTTAATTTTTGAGAGTTATGGTATATATTTAAAAAAAGTCTAAATCAGGAATGGGTTCATATTTTTAATTAGGTGGAAATGGTGGTGGTAAAGGTGGGGTATATTCTCCCTTTGGTAAATCTAAAACCCAAGCATATTGACTTGCCTCAACTTCGGGTTCATCTTCATCAGATAGCATTAAATACCAAACATCATCAATATCTTGAACACAATTTAAGAATTGATATTCGGTATAATGCTGACCTTGTACTTGGTCTTTTTCTTCGGGTGTTAAAATATATCCTATCATACTTGTCTTGAAAGTGTTGTATTAAATGCTTGTACTGCGGTGTAAAAGTTTGTTGCTTGGGTGTCAGTTAAGCCATCACCTATGGAGGAAAAAGCACATTCTTTTTGAGAACTAACACCAGCACCGTGCCCGTTAACCTTACCAATATATATTGCAGAAGTAGCCAGGGGGGCACCTGAATTTTGACTTGCGACACTTTTACTTGTATTTCTAAACCAATTATATTGAGTCCCGTTATTTCTAATTACTTGGTAAAATGCTTGTGTATTACTTGATGAAGTTGCGCCAACATCAACAAATGCATTAATCCTACCATAAGAATCACCTGCATAATAAATAGACATAAATATTACAGATTGACCATCATTCTCAACTCCCATATCAAATTCATTAGTTGCAACCCGATTTGTTCGGGAATAATATGAAATAGATACACTATTTTGAGAAATATTTGCACTTGGAGCTAAACCAGTATTCATAAAAGCACTTCCGTTTGGTTTTACCCCAGTACTTGCAAATGTCCAACCGCTACTAAAACTGCCCGTAAAACTACTACTCTTTAAGTTCTGCGCGCACGCTGCTGCACTTGCCCCTACCATCGGATAAATGGCTTTCATAGCTGTCCAAATACCATTTGCCTTTAAATCTAAAACAAGTTGGTTTGTTGCAATTTGTTCGGTTTCTGTTAATGAACCGCCAGCTGCGATAACACGGCTGTAAAATGCTAAATAATCTGCATCCCCGTATCTCCCTTTTTGAGCATTATAGTTTTGTGAGATTTCCGAGGCGGTAAGAGCCTTGTTGTATATTTGAACATTGGAAATCCTACCAGCCCAATAATATGAATTTACAGCACCATATCCAATAGTAATTTTATTGTTTGTAACTGTTACTGCATTAGCGACACCCCGTACTGTAGATACCGCAGCTCCATCAAAATAAAAAGTTCCTGCATTAGATGAATTATGAACAAAACATAAATGATGCCATGTATTTGCACTAAATGTTGGTATTACACCAGTATACCACGCTGAACCTCCCCCAGATGCAATATCAAAATAAAATCCCAGAGTTGATGAAAAACCTTCCCATCTTAAATAAGACCTTAAAAAACTGGGTGCAGGAGATGTAAAATCTATAACTGCTCTTCCTGTATTTGAGGTTGAACTAAAACCTGGGTATATCCACGCACAATATGTAAAATTAGCATTAGTTGAAAAATCATAATTTGTATTTTGAGTGATAACATAATCATCAGTACCATCAAATACAATACTTCCCCCGTCGCTAGAATTAAATGTTGGTCCATTTGTTAATGTTCCATTGTAACCATTACCTCCTAAATCATACCAAATAGTTCCAGTAGTGGGGTATGAACCAACAAAACCAGCATCCGTAGTAAAAACTAATCCATCAGTAACTATATTTTCATAATCAAAATTAGCAGTTAATAAATTTGTTTGAGTTGATATCCAACTTAAGCTCGCTGATACAGAGGTGATGTTTGATGATGAACCCCCCTGCATTATAACAAAATTATAAAGTTCTTGGTCTGTTTGGGGACAAAAAATATCAGGATCTCCAGCATCTGCTGTTTTATAAATTACATATTTTCCGGAATTAGGAGTAATACCTGAGTACCACTTTGTTATAGATGTAGGTCCAACAATACTAGATGTGGTTACTCCTAAAGCCACAGTTCCCTTTCTTAGGGAACCAGTTAGACTAGAAGTTGAATATTGAATGTAATTAGGCATATATAATAAATATTATTAATCATCATTCATTAATCCTGTTATGTGTTTTTGATTCCTTTTAGTTCCATCATTATTATCTAATCCATACCCCACCAAAAAACATTCATTTTCTAAATTAAAACCATAAATTAAATCTAGGTTGGATGAAGTATGTCTTTTAAATAAAGTTACTGGGGTAATTGTGTTGGGATTATATTGGTTAAGATATTTTATCACATTATTTATTGTATTACCTGAATCATATATGTCGTCTACCAGATAGACATCTCTTCCAGTAATATCTATTTCTATGGGTTTGGTGATATTGACTTTACCTTGCGTTGTGTTGGTGTAGGATTGCGCTCTTATAAAGTCTATATGGCAATTATCTATGTTTTTCACTAAATCCGTAAAAAACATAAATGCTCCATTTAAAATACATATAAATACGGGAGTTGATTCATGTTTTTTTCCGTTTATGATATTTGCTAACTCTTTTACTTTATTTTGAATTTCTTTTTCTGTGAATAAAACCTGATTGTTCATTTATTTTTATATTAATTTATTCAAAACTTTTTTAATTTCATCAACCCCTTCAAAATTATGTTTACCATTATTATCTTCAATTACTAAAGTAGGGACCCACTGTACATCATAATTTTCGGTAATTAATTCTTCTTCATATGTGTTAACCATTTTGATTCCTAAAACATCACTAAATTCAGAAATTATTGGTTTTAAATTAGCACATTTACTACATTCATCTGTATAAAAAAATGTTATATTCATCATAATAAATATTAGTGTTCTTTTTGGAATAATTTAATATTTTTAACTATCATTTGAGATCCGGTAGGGGCTATTTTGGTTTGTTTAAATCCATGATTTAAAATAATTACATGTTCATCTTTTCCCATATAATCTAACATTTCTTTATTAGTACACTCTTGTACCAATAATCCATCATAATAAAACCGAATGAAATCTTCAGTCCAATGAATAGCATACTGAATAAATCTATCTGTAGGGTTTTTGATATCAATAGTTGGAGCACCATATTGTCTTTTGGTTTTATCTCCAGTATCCCCCCAATGAATGTTAGGTTTTATATGTAATTTTTCAGGATCATTTTTACTATATGCTTCTAAAATATCAATTTCAGGTGGCCATACATTTTTACCAGTTGTCCAAAAAGCAGGCCATTGTGATTTTTCTTTAGGTAATTTTATAGTAGCTTCTAACCATCCATATTTAAAAGAAAATTTAGACATCATCAGAGCCCCAGACCAATGAGATACCCATTGTTCAGGTAAAGTAGGAGATTGTCTATATGATGGTAATTGTGATTTTATAAATGTTTTTGGATTATGTTTTAATTCTAAAACTAAACCATCATTATTCACAAAAACACTATCTTCATTTGTTGGATAATACCAATCCAAATTATATTCATGGAAATCTCCCCAAGGTTGACTCAATCTCCATTTATCTGTATTAAATTGGGAAAAATCATCCCCATATATTAAAACATAGTCTGATGGGGGTGTTTTTATTGATGGTTTTTCAATGTCAAAAATATTATAAATTTTTATTCTTAATTGTAAATACCAATTATAAAAATTATTAAAAAAAGATCGTTGAGAGAAATATTTGGGTAGCATATAAATTTTTTATTTTATAATACATATTTCACTTTCGGTTTCAATAACTACTCTAGCCCCACAACTTAGTAGTGGTTTAACATCATATCCATCACCAGCATAAATAATTTTGCTTGGTCCTAATATTTCTACTTCATTACAGTATGTATTTTTTCTACCCTGTTTGATAGTAATTACAGGTAAATCTGTTCCTTTTGTTTTATTGGAACGAATATGATGCTGATTGACATGAATTAATGTTTTCATTATACTGCACGTCTTTGGTCATATGAAATAATGTGGTCACGACCTGTCCAATTGTAACCCATTTCCATTGCTTTTTCTAATGAAATTGGATATTGTTTAATCAATTCCTCTCTATTATCACCAGCAGGCATTAACCAGGTTTTGTTTTTAGGAATATTCATTTCAACTCTAAATGCTTCAATTTCATCCATTGTTTCTTGAGTACCATCATAAACTGGTTTGTAATGGTAATCTGTATGGTAGTCTAAGGTTTTACGAATTGCTTCTTTATTTAATCTAAATTTGTTATGTTGATCAATCATCTTTTGATCTACTAATTTACCCATTGGAGTTGTAACATTAATTTTAGGAATAGAATTAGTAAACTTTGGAGATAAAGATACCAACCCAAACGGGTAATCGGTTTCAATAAAGTGGCTACCTTCTGTTTCAATGGTTATACATATACCACGTTCATGAGCAAAATGAGTTAATTCATTACAAAGATCAGGTTGCATAGTAGGTGAACCTCCAGTTAACATCATTTCTGTAATTTCAGGATTTTCATCATAAATTTTAATGATGTCGTTAAATGTGTAAGTTCCTTTACCTGGATGGATACTTGTGTACCAAGAATCACACCACCCTCCAGCACCAAACCAACAACGATGTGTACATCCTGTTGTTCTAACAGCAACAGTAGGTTTACCTTGTCTTGAACCCTCACTTTGAATACAAGTGTAGAGTTCAAGGATAGGTAATACTTTATTATAATCGGTAATTCTACCTGGTTTTTTGGTTTCTGTTGTCATTATTGTTCTGTATAAATTGATGAATTTTTATCTGCTTCCCAACATTCTACTTTAGTTACTCTAACACGACCACCACCTTGTTTAGACAATTCATCATTGAATTTATCATAAACCAATTTAGCGGCTGATTCAGCTCCGATTTTATCCATTACTCTTAAATGGCATACTGTTGGATTCATTGATTCAAACAAGTCCAAATACGGATCATCTTTTTCAATTAACAAAGTATGGTCCCACATATAGTCCATCCAGTCTTTTAAACCATTTCCTACTGGTTTAGATTTAAACCCACCATAATCTTGAATCCAATTCATTTCATCTAACTGGTTTTCTTCTAATGGTTCTACTGATTCAAACCATACTTTAAACTTCAAAGCATAACCATGTAACAATTGACAGTGTGAATGTTGGGCTTTCCACTGTCTAATTGCTACTGAATAGTTATCAAATAATTTTGTTGATTGATACTTACCCATTGATAAATTGCATTACTTGTTCATAACTTCTTGTACCTACAAATCTACGGACTTCTTGTTCATTTTCTATCAATATTACTGTAGGAACACTTCTTACATTTGATGATTGTGCTTTATTCATTTCATAATCTGTTGTTATTTTTTCAACATTAATTTGTTGAGACACTCTATCCATTATAGGACTAAATGTTTGGCAAGGAACACATCCTAGGGATGTAAAATATAATAATCTTTTCATATTAATTCTTCTTCTTTTATTAACTCAGCTCCTATGTTTGATTTTAGAAGCATAGTGGTATTTTCTTTATATAAGGGTTTTGCTTTTAACCAGTCATAAGACCATTGTGAATATCCTTTTATTAACCCAGTGAATACTTCACCTTCCCTGTTAATTACAACATACATAGGGATAGAAGGTAAGTTTGATTTTTTATATTTTCTTTTTACAATCATTCAGAAGGGAATATATGGTATTTCGGTTAAAATATTAAAAGTTTGGGTGTGTTTCTTTGAATTTTCTATCTACCTCCAGAGCATAATTTTTAGCTATTTCCCAAGTTACTAATCCAAACTCATCAGCATATTGGACTGGGTCTTTGATATTTAATTCAACAAAGGTTAATATTCGTTCAATTGAACTTCCACTTTTATAGTCGCTAAACCATTCTTCACCTAATGTTCCATCCTTATAAAGTATAACATGTTTAATAGGATCATAACTAGTATTAGTTCTTTTATATATTTCTTTATAGTCTAAACCTATTTTTTTACAAGATTTAATCCCATCTTCTAATACTCCTGTTTTGTTTGTTATATTATAAGGGGCATAATAATCTACTTTATCTGAATCCCAATTCCCAATTTTAAAAGCATGTTCTAAGGCAATTTTAAAGTCTTCTGAACAATCCGGATAGATTCCTTGTTGTTTCTTATTATCAAAATCTCCCATATGGGTACCTAATGCTATTTTACAAGGATATCCATTTTTCTTTACCAATGATAAAGCAACAGCATATGTTATAGAAGCAAAAATAGCATTACGATTAGGAACTACAGTAGTAAGAGCATTTTCATGGGCATAATGGCCTTTTTTCATTTCCATAGAATCATTATCAACCAAACCACTCACCAATAAATTTGATAAACCATCAAGTTTAATTACTTGGTAATTAATTTTAGAAAATTTTTCATCCCATACTGGTTTGTCAGTTTCTATTAAGTTATTGTTGTTAAGATAGTTTACTAATTCTTGAGCACGCTCAAGTTCAACTCGGTGTTTTTGACCATAGTCAAAAGAGATACAAGTGCATTCATAACCTTCAGATAATAAATGTAATAATAATGTACTTGAATCCATCCCTCCTGAAAGTGAAATCACAGCATGTTTTTTGTTTTTATTCATAATTTTGTTTTATATGCTAATCTACGTAACATTTCTAAATTAGACAAACTAAGACAATATTTATTTTCCCAGATTTTATCTAATTGTTTTTTTATTTCATTTTCCCATGCCGGGTTCATTGGTGGTTGATTTTTCATAATTAATAAGGTAAATCATCTATTTGTTTAACTTTAAAATACTCATCTAACCAATATTTTGGATATAAAAAAACATCCCCTGTGTATTTTGGATTTGAGACATACCTAACATCAAGTTTGATTTTAGCAATAGTAGCAGCTTTTGCTACTTCCTTACCTAGATCTGAACCTGCTGGTCTTCCTAGATAGTCATAAAGTGATAACATTTTGTTTTCCATATTTTATTTTATTTTATTAGATTTTTAAACATATTCACATTCCATTCAATTAATTTATAATCTATTTCAGTAGTATAAAAATGATCATTCATATTAGCTTTTGGTTTTTCATTTATTCCAAAATTACCATATTTTACACCCTCTAAAGCAGCCATGATAGGATTTGAAGTATCAATTGATTCAATGAAAGGCATATCCTTATATAAAGCAAATTCAAAAGGACTAGCACAACCTAACAAATGTATCCTATCATTATTATTAATCAAACCCATATTATACATTTTACTTATTACTTGAATACGACCTAATGCTTTAGCCAAATTTTTATTTGGATGAAAGGAATGATCTAAATAATATTCAGCACCATAAGAAAAAGCAATCTTTTTATAACCCAAATCCTTATAAGTCTGATAACATGTAATAGCATTTGTTAAATTAATAGCCTGGATAACTGCTACTTTAGTAACTTCTTCAGGTAATTCAATTTGAGCCCATTTTCTAGCATTAATGATAGATTGAGTTGTATCTTGCCATACATCAGGAATTATGAATTCATTTGGTTTTAATTCGTTAACCCAATGTAGCAAACGAGATTCATCATATGCTTGTCCATCATTTATATCTTTTAGTTCATGTAAAGAATTATCCATTATAATATAACGGTTTTCTTTTTTAGCCTGGATCATGTATCTGGCATAATCATTATCTTGGTCTAAAAGATGAGGAAGAATAAATTCATAATCATTAAATGTTTTACTGTCTTCTAAAAGACATAAAGGTACTTCGTGATTTACTTTAAACATATTATTATTTTTTATATTTTATTTTTTTAATATATCTAAAATAAAGGTAATTAATTCCTGGTATAATTCCAAGACTACCTGTCAAAATTGTGAAAATGTTTGGGTGATAATGTTCACCACACAATCCTAAACTATGTTTAATAATTTCTACCATTTTTTTCAATATTTCCATTAATAGCAAATAATGCTACTACAATTAAAAATAACCATACATTTATCCAGACCATATTTAAAATATTTCATCTTTACGGGGACGACCACGTTTACGTTTTATATCTAAAATTTTAATTTTTTCTTTACGAGAAGGATCTCTTATAACCTTTCTATTTTCAGGGGTTGTTTTCTTTATAAAATTACAAGCATGATTATAAAAACTTAATATATCATCAGGCCAATTAAGGAATTTGATTTCTAATTCTTCATGGCTGATGTTGAATGATTTTTTAAAGGCATCATATAAAGCTTCTAAACGATTATTTTCTTCTTTTTCAAAATCCTCCATTAATTTCTTATAACGAGCTAAATCAACAGATAATTTCTCCATTTGAGATTGATGATCATCTTTAGTAAGATCAATTTTATCTTTAGCATTATATAATACTAATTGAGCTTGCCAATAATAAGATGAGGGGTTAAAATCCCCATTCAAAATACGTTCTTTAAGTGGTGACTTTTTACTAAGTGGAATGTTTTTATCAGTATGTGTACGCCACCACATGAACTTATTATAATTAAGGGGTGTGAGTGGTTTTATATGTTTGATAACAACATCCTTGTTGTGTTTGATACTACTTTCTTTTATAAAACTATATTCCCCCATTATTTTTGTTTTACAAATTTATATTCCCATTTTTCTCTCTAAATTCTATTTCTTGTTGTTCTATTTCCTTCATTTTATTAACTAAAATATCATGATATGTAACAACATCAATTCGATTAGGATTTTCTGGGTGGTACTTCCATACTTGTTCAATTTCCCCACTTATATCAATTAAGTGGTTAATAATGTCAATGTGTTTGTTGTGGATTTCTTCTTGAGTCATAATTTATTTATATTTAAATTTTCTTTTACCCCATCAATATAATAAAGGGGATTCAGGGAGCCAAATCCCCTTAAAGAAATTTTAAAAATAAGTTATTGTATTATCATCATCCTTATTAAACTGTTTTGATAATGAATTTTTAATATTTTCTATTTCTTTGGATACTTTATCTTTTTTCCATTGAAAGTCATAATTATTCTCATTATTTATTTGTTCGAGGACTTCTAATGATTGATTTAACTGATTCATTTGATTAGCTGTTTCAGAATCAATATTTGATGACTTTGCTTCTTCCTCATCAATTACCCCATCATCATTAGTATCTGCTTTATCAAATAATTCCTTAAATTCTTCCTCTTCTAAACCATCCATCAACGTATTATCCCATGGATCTTGGGGTGGTGTTAACTTTTTTTTTGAACTAATTTGAGCAAAAGCAAAATTTGCAGCAATTACTAAGGCAATAGCTAATGGATCAAACACAAATATAATAATTAACAATAACCAATTAATAATACGATCCATACCTACACCAATTAATCCTGAAAGGTATTTTAATGGTCCTAATTCGCTGGTTGAGGTTGCATTAGTTTTGATTATTAGAATTTGATTTTCTACTGAGAATATTGAGTCATTAATAACATCAATTTTTGATGATAATTTTTCATTTGATTTGGATGATGATTCAATATTACGAATAGCTGCATTGTTTGATTTAACTATCAAATTCCCATTCTTGTCAGTATATTGGGTAGTGGATGCCTGGGATAATGTTCCTTGTAAGTTGGCAATATATTGTTTTTCTTTTAAAATATTATCTCTAGTTTCCTCAAATAATTTTTTCTTGGATTCTAAAGATTTGATTTTGGAATCAACAATACTATTTTGGTCTGAGGTTTGTTGGTATGCTGATGATAGATATCCATATATTCCTGCAGATGTAATTAATATAAGTATTATTACAGATATTGTTAAATAAGTTTTAAGTAGCTTAGGTAATGTTTTTCTGTACTGATAAAGTAATGATGCTATTACCAGTTTGGATACCTCTAGGGAAGTGGCCATTACTATTACAGCAAGGCTAGCTCCAGCAAACAACATACTTAAACCCGTTATACTATAAAAAGCAGCAGATGCACTAACAGATAAAGCGGATACTGCTATAAGAAAAGGGAATATTCTTTCTTTAATTTTTTGTAACATAATTTTTTATTAGCAATAAAAAAAAAGAAAGCTTGGTTTCCCAAGCTTAACTTTATTTGTTTTTATTTGTTTTTTAAATTTTAAGTCCTTTTTTAATTAAAATACTCGTTATTATTTCAAAATATTCAGCACCTTTTCTTTTAATTTTTACAGCCTCAGAAGTACTTGCATTATCTGTTAACCAGTTATCTAATTCATTATTAGCACTTAATAATTTTTCATATATTGATTGTATATTACTACTTTCATTTATTTTATTTTCTACTAGGTATTTTTTTAAGTCAAAGTTATCCATGTCTTTTTTATTTGTTATAAATATATAAAAAAGGGCTTAGATAACCAAGCCTTCTTTATTATTTTTTATATTTTTATTATTTGAATATCCATTTTTCTTATTTATGATATTATTGATAGTAGATTTACTTATTTTATATTCTAAAGCTAATTGTTCATAAGTATAATTTTGAGTTTTAAATTTATTAATAATTATTTCTTGTTCTTCTTTAGTAAATTTTGGTTTGGTCCATTCATTTTTTCTTTCTTTCATTTTTTTGGAAATATTATTTTTAGATTCAATAGATATAGAAGAACGAATACTATGTGGATTATTTTCAAAATAAATCAATTTTTCTTCCTCATATCCGTTATTTTTTTTAACCATATTATTAATAGTTCCCCAACTTATATTATATTCTCGAGATAGTTGAGATATTGTATTGTTGTTATATTTTAACTGGATTTCTCTTATGATATTAATAGGATAAGATAATGGTTTTGGAGGAATAAAATCTTGAGAATCATAATATGTTTTTAATCCTCTACTTATTTTCTCTCTATTTTTTGAGTCTTTATAAAATTCTTTTAATCCTTTACTTATTTTTTCTCCTTGTCCCTCAGATGTACTCCATGTGTTTTTTCTTCCTTTTAAAGCTTCACTTATTTTTTGTTTGGTTTGTTTTGTTAAAGAACCATTTCTGTTTCCTATTCTTATATTTAATCCTTTTTCTACAGCATTATAATATAAAATCCAGTGAATTTCTCTTTCAGATAAATTTTCTTCAGAACATTCTTCAATTACTTCAAAACTATGATTTTCAATACCATATTTTTGAAAAGAATTATATAATTTAGTTTGTCCTTTAGAATTATACATTCTTGAATATTCTTTTTTTCTTCTATCCCAATCTATAGTACAACCAATATATATTTTTCCTTTAGGGTTAATAATTTTATAAATTCCTGTCATATCAATTATAAATATGACAGGAATAAATTAATTCACAATTATCATTAAATTATTTCACAAGATCCTCCACCTCCTGCACAAGCAACACTTTCCATTAACGCTGTGTTATCATCTATTTCCATTACTCTTGATAAATCTACAGTATGGAGTGATTTTATCGCCTCATCAAATTCTTCCTTTGTAATTGATTCAAAAGGGGCCTGTTTATATGAGTGTCCATCATAAGGTAAAAAAGACAATGCTGTAAAATATTCTCTATTTTCATATAACCAATCTCCTATTGTAGCCCATTCATCTTGTTTAATAGTTACTGTAGCAGATACATTATGCATATTAGCACCTTTTCTATGACCTGGTTTAATCCAGTTTTTATTGATTGTTTTAATACGTTCCAATAAATCTATAGCTGATTCACTACGTGTTATTGCACCCTCAGGAGAACGTTGGGGTACAGAAATTACAGATTGGATATTTGGTTTGAAAAAATCATCCTCTAACATTTCAGGGTGATAAGTACTTAAATAAGTGTATAAAGCTTCATTTTTACCTACACGAATTCTTCTCATATAATAATCATCATGCCAAGCATGAATACCTGAACTTGTACCTAATACTAAAGATGTAGTACCTGATGGTTTTACTGTAGTAACGCGAGCTGCTTTATTAATACCTAAAATTTTAGCAACACGTTCATTTTCATCACAAGCTATTTTAGCTGCTTCTTTCATGTTAAGCTTTAATACATTACCAGAAGCAATTCCCGTCATTCCTATCCCTAATAAAGCTTCTTTCTCAGTTGTTTTTTTCCATATGTCTCTTAAGTAATGGAAATCGGTATAACTAGCTTGTAATGTACCAATAAATGCTGCTGCCCTAGTTCTTGCATTATACTCTTCTTGTGTTTCAATATCTGAAGCATTAATTTCACAAAGATTACAAAATTGGTTTGCCTTTAAATTAATTTCAGCGCAAGGATTAGTACCAGCATCCTTATCATTTGTAAATATAAATCCGGGTTCCCCACTATTAGATGCTTCAATTTTTTTCCAAAGTTCCATAAATGTTTCTCTGTCAATCATATTACGAAGTAATACAGCAGAGTTATTAGCACGACCTCTTTGTGGGTTATTTTCCCACCAATCCCCAAATTTACAAGTTAACATATCCTCATCATGTAAATTAAATAAAGCAATCAAAGCCGCTCTACGAATTCCACCAGACAATACGGCATCAGCTAAATGACAAATAATATCATGGCATTCAACTGTAGTTAATTTTTCCCCATCTTTTTTACGATCAAAAATGGCTTGCATATGTACTAAAGCTATTTTTAATGGCTCAGAACCTGGGGCTTTACCACCTACAGTAATAAGAGTTGCACCTTTAGATCTAATATCTCTGAAATCAAATAAAGGACCGGTTGATGTTTGACCAAAATAAGCTTTAGTTAACATACGAACAGCATCAGCCCAACCTTCAATAGAATCACCAATTAAATAACGTTTCCATTTAAGTGGTTTTCTAATATCTGGTAATTTTTCTACATGGTGGGTTTGAACTGAGTATCCTACCCCGCAACCTGAAAGTAATAAGAACATAATTTCAGAAAATGCTCTAAAATCATCTATTGGTAAATAAGAACAATTAAAAATACGAGAGTTGTTTATTTCAATTGGTTTTCCAGCAAATTGCATTGAACGCATTGATGGTAACACCTTTTTATCATAAACATACTTGTAAGCAGATTCAATATCTTCCACTAAGTTTGGAAATTTTTTGATGTGCATTTCTTTGTTTCGGGTAACTAATTCATCCCATGTTTCCCTTCTATGTTTTTCATAAACATATTTGGCATACTTTAAATGGGTAGTAATTTCCGACAAAATTTGTGATTCGGTTGTTAACATTGTTTTTTAAATAATTTAGTCTTTTTGTAATTCGAAAAATTTTTGTTTAATAAGGGCTTTGTCTACTGAATCTATATTCCTGAAACCATTGGATGGAGTTGGTGGTGTTAATTCTTCATCATATTCATCTAATATTTCAAAGTGACCGGTGGATGTATCTATTTTAGCATGATATGTCATCCCATCCATTCCATATCTATTTTTCATGATATGGAATCTTCCTGTTCCATTTACTTTATCTTCTTTTTTTCTTGATAAAGATATAGCGACATCAGTAACCATCATCTTATCATAAGAACCGGCACTTTTATCACCTTCAATAACATCATCTTTTGCACCCGCACGGTTTACTTGAGAAACACTCCAAATTGGTAGATTTAATTCCTTAGCAAGTCCCTTAGTACTGTTATAAATATCATCAATTTCTTCTTTACGCTCACTAGATTTTCTTTTTGAGCGAAGAAGATCTACATAATCAATTAGAATTAAATCTGGTTTGAAATCCAAATCAATACATTTTTTAACATGGGATTCTATTGTTGAAATTGAGGCCCTATTAGATGGATATTCTTTAATTAATAATTGACCTTGTAATTGTGATACAGATTGTTCAATAAGATCTCTATGTTTATCAACATTTTGGACTGATGTATTAGTGAAATAAGCATCATATCTTCGTCCAACATAGTTATCTCCTAATTCTAGAGTATAGTGTAAAACATTATATCCTAATTTAACAGCAAACCCTCCTAAGGCAACTAATGACCAAGATTTACCCCCACCAGGATTACCAAATATTAATCCAAAATCACCATTACCTAAACCACCTTGAAGTAGTTCATTGAATGCTTCCCAAGGTGTAGGTACAATAGTTCTATGGTCTTCTCTATAACGTGATTCAACATCTTTGTTATATTCATGACCCATGTTTTTATCTTGACCTGCTTTAAGTGCATTATCAATCATTGATCTAATAGAATCATAATCTCCTACGTTCAAAAAATCTACACTTGTTAACAACGCCTTTTTAAGTTGTTGGTTTTTACAAAAACCTGA